GCGTGGGTGCTGGGCCGGCTCAACGACTACGTGGGCTGTTACTTCACCGGGCGCCCGAACCGCGGCACCGACAAGGCCAGCTTCGACATGCCAGCGACCGCTGAGGGGCTGGCGGAGGACTTGGCCGATCACATGGGGTTCTGACATCAGCGCCGTCCGGGGCGCGAACGCCGGACCCGTAAGCCGTGAGTGGGGAAACCGCGGCAGCCGGCGATGTGGTCTGTCCTCGTTGGGGACGGTCCCAAGGAAGGGGCGACGTTCATAGCCACAGGCGCCGGCACATCGTCGTTGAATCGCTCAGGAGGAAAGACATGCTCGCTCGCGTGAACCCACTACGCACCGCCACCGAGAAACTTGTCGGGGAGTTCTCGCTGTCCCGTGAGGAAGCGCAGAGGTCCCTGTCCGACCAGGTGTTGCAGGGAATGATGGCCCACGGCTACGCGATCCACGACAAGCGAAGCGATCGGTATGCCGTGTCCGAGGCTGGGCGGCGGATGCTGGCGGATACGGGGATGGGCGATGGGTAGGCCAAGCAGCTATACGCCAGTGATGGCCGAGCGGATCTGCTCCCTGATCGCTCAGGGCAAGTCGAAGCGCCAGATCGAAGGCCTCGATGGCATGCCGTGCCGCGAAACGATCGACAACTGGCTGCTGAAGCACGAGGAGTTTTCCAGCCACTACGCGCGTGCGTGCGAGATCCGGGCCGAGGGGTTCGCCGAGGAGATCGTGGAGATCGCAGACACCGAGAAGGATGCCAGCGTGGCGCGCAACCGCATCGACGCCCGCAAATGGGTTGCGGCCAAGCTGCTGCCAAAGCGGTACGGCGATTCCGTGACCCTGAAGGGCGACAAGGACAATCCACTACACCTGTCCACCACCAAGGAATTGACCGAGGCGCAGCTACTCGCGCTTGCGAGCGGTGAGTCGATTGGCTGACGGAGCGCCCCGCATCTCGCCGGCCGAGGCTGCGCGCGAACTGCTGCGCCGTCGTCGTGCCCGTGAATCGCTGGTGGCGTTCTCGCAGGCCATCACGATCCCAGGCGCACCCGCGTCCGATGACCCCGATTCGTGGCTATTCAAGCCGATCGAGTCCGCCGTGGCGCTGCACCACCGCATCGTCATGGACGAGATCCAGCGCTGCATCGAGACCGATTCGGGCCGCCTGTTGATCTTCGCGCCGCCGGGTTCGGCCAAGTCCACCTATGCGTCCGTGGTGACGCCGCCGTGGGCAATGGCGCGCACGCCGGGCTACAAGGTCATCCTGTCCAGCTATGCGGCGACACCAGCCGAGCGGCAGTCCAAGCGCGCCCGCTCCATCGTCGGCTCGGCTGAGTTTTCGAGCATCTGGCCCGAGCGGGTGATGCTGAAGTCCGGCTCCTCCGCGGTGAACGAGTGGGAGCTGACCAACGACTCCGGCCTGCTGGCCGTGGGCATCCTGGGCGCGGTGACTTCAGCCCGTGCTGACCTGCTCATCATCGACGACCCGGTGGCAGGCCGCGAGGAAGCGGACAGCGAGACCATCCGCAAGAAAACCCGCCAGGCCTACGACGACGACCTGCTTACGCGCCTGAAGCCACGCGCCAGCATCATCGTGATCCAGACCCGCTGGCACATGGACGACCTTGCGGGATCAATCCTGCCCGACGATTACGACGGCCGCAGCGGCGAAGTGATCGGACGCGACGGCCAAGTCTGGCGCGTCCTGAACATCCAGGCCAAGGCCGAGCGCACCGACGACCCCCTGCGGCGCTCGCTGGGCGAGTACCTGTGGCCGGAATGGTTCGATGCCCGCCATTGGGCCAACTACGAGGGCAACCCGCGCACATGGGCCAGCCTGTACCAGCAGCGGCCAACGCCAGACACGGGCGGCCAGTTCGAGCGCGAGTGGTTCAACTGGTACGACGAGCCGCCCAAGAACCTGCGCATCTACGGCGCCAGCGACTACGCGGTGACGAAAAAGACGCTCGACACCAACCCAGACTTCACCGAACACGGGGTTTTCGGGGTGAGCGAGACGGGCGACATCTACGTCCTCGACTGGTCATCCAGCCAGGAGCCGACGGACAAGACCATCGCCAAGTGGATCGCGATGGGCAAGCAGTGGGAGCCGCAGCAGTGGTTCGACGAGGGCGGGGTGATCCGCAACGCCACCGAGCCGCTGAAGGCGCGCATGCAGGCCGAGGCCGGCAAGTACATCGCGGTCGACTACCTGCCGAGCATCGGCGACAAGATCGCCCGCGTGGCGTCGTTCCGTGGCCGCGCCAGCGCCGGCAAGGTGTTCCTGCCGAAGCGCGCCTCATGGGTGACTCGCCTGCTGGACCAGCTCTGCAGCTTCCCCTTCGCCCGCTATGACGACGCCGTGGACGTGTGCGGCAACCTGGGCCGCGGGCTGGAGCTGGTGTTCAACGCACGCGCAACCGGCAGCGACAAGCGGCCGACGCTAATCCCCTTCACCGAGGCGTGGTTCAACGCCCGCGACCGCGAGGACGCCGAGAGCGTGGCCGAGCGAGAGGACTACTACCAATGACCGACACGACCGCGATGCAGCAAGGCATCGACGCCGCATCGCCGCATGCGCAGGAGGTCGCCGACGTTCGCCGCTGGCAGAAGCGGCTGAAGGGTGCGCGCGAGTACGACAAGCCGGCGCGTGAGCAGTACGCACGGGACCGCGGCTATGCCCGAGGCGACTCTGGCAGCGACATGAACAGCAACATCGCCGGGACGTTCGTCAACATCTTGACCGACTTCCTGTACGCGAAGAACCCGGACGTGGACTGCCAGCCGGCCAGGAGTGCGCAGCCGCCGAACATCGCGGCCCTGCGTGCTGCGGCGAAAGAGCTGGTGATGGGCGACACCGAGGCGCTGTCGAAGATCGACCAGAAGGCGCTGGAGGTGGGCGCGCAGGCGTCGATGACCGACCCGAACGACGAATCCGTGGGCCTGACCGTCATCGCGGCCCGCGAGGACATGATCGAGCGCATGGCGCAGGCCAAGCTGGAGGAGCTGCAGGCGCAGTATGCCAAGCGCAACCAGGCGCACAAGGCGTTCGGCGAGACGATGGAGATCGTCATCGGCCGGCTGTGGCAGGACGCTCGCCTGAAGCCTGCCGCCCGCGCGCAGTGCCAGACCGCGCTCACCGTGGCGCTGGGCGTCATTAAGGCATCGTGGCAGGAGCGCACCGAGGGCCAGAGTCCGCAGACCGCCAAGGCGATCCGCGACCTGCAGGACAACATCGAGCGGGCCAAGCGGTTGCGGCAGGAGTTGGCCGAGGACGACAAGGCTGGGCAGGAGGAGACGGACGCCAAGCGCGCCGACCTGGAGCGGCAACTGGAAGCGTTGCAGGGCAAGGCCGAGCGCGTGGTGTCGCGTGGGTTCGTCGTGGACGTGGTGCAGCCCGAGGACTTCCAGTGCGCGGTGGGTTACTCCATCGCCAACCACACCGACGCGCCGTGGAACGCCAACCGGTTCTGGATGACAGTCGACGACGCCAAGACCAAGTACGGCGCCCGCTTCGGCAGCGAGCAGGAATGCACCGCCGCCTTCAACAAGGCGACCAAGTACCGCGCCCGTGCGCCGATCATGCAGGGCAAGCATGCGCCGGCGATCGACACCAACATCCGTGCCGAGGATGCCGACGCATTCGTGCAGGGCGATGGCGTGGGTTCCGAGGAAGGCGACTGCACCGAATGGCTGGCCGGCTGGGAACTGTGGGACGCGACCAGCGGGCATGTGATGACCATGTTCGAGGGCATGGACCGTTGGGCCTCCGACCCGTGGCAGCCCGACGCGACCACGCGGTTCTACCCGTTCTTCGTGCTGCCGCTGAGTGAACTTGACGGCCAGCGCCACCCGCAGAGCTACATCTCGCGCAGCTACAAGCTGCTGGACGAGTACGACCGCCTGGCGACCAACTTCCGCGACCATCGGCGCCGCTGCGTGCCGAAGGTGGGCTTCAACTCGACGCAGGTCCAGCCAAAGGATGCCAAGAAGCTGGAGAAGGGCGTCACCGGCGAGTACGTGGGCCTGGACCTGCCGGCGAACGTGCCGATCCGCGACGTACTCCAAGAGATCGCCTATCCCGCGCTGAACCCCATGCTGTACGACGACCAGCAGGTCATGTCCAAGCTGGAGCGCATTTGGGGCGTGCAGGAAGCGCTGTCCGGCTCCGTCCAGAACGACAAGACCGCCACCGAGGCGGAGATCCAGCAGGGCGGGTTCCAGGCGCGATCGTCCAGCCGCCGCGACATTCTGGAGGGCGAACTCAACGAGCTGGCGCAGTACACCGCCGAGGTCGCGTGGCAGAACATGGACGAGGACGAGGTCGTCGAGATCGCTGGCCCGAACGCCATGTGGCCCGAATACCACGCGCCCGAGGACTTGCGGCAAATGCTGCAGATCGAGATTCGCGCTGGCTCCAGCGGCAAGCCCAACACCAGCGCCGAGCGTGAGGCGTGGAGCGTGCTGCTGCCGATCCTGCAGAACGGCATCGTGCAGATCGGCCAGCTTCGCAGCTCAACCCCGCAGGAGATCGCGGACAAGCTGGAACAAGTGCTGCGCCTGACCGGCGAGCGCATGGGCGATCGGCTCGACTTCGACCAACTGATTCCGGCGGCCGGGCCTGTGCAGGCTCCGCTACCGGGTGAGGCACCAATGGGCGCTCCGATGGGCGCCGCACCTGTTCCCCAAGCGTAGGAGGACGCATGGACACTGACCCCGACAAGATCACCCCGACCGATACCCCGGCAGTCGCCGACACACCTGTTGCAGACCCGCCGCCGGTAGCCGACGGCCCGATGGCGGCGATGGATGCCGGCATTGCGGCTGCGGCTGAAGCGCCCGCACCTGAGCCTGCCGCCGAGCCGGAGCCAGAAGGCGACGAGCCAGCGCCCGAGCCGGAACCCGAGGCCGATCCGCCGCCCGAAGTGGATCCGGTCGACACCGAGATTGCCGAGCTGAAGCTGGGCGAGCGCAGCGCCGAACGATTCCGCGAGCTGTCCAAGTCGGAGAAGGCGCTGGCACCGATCCGCGAGGCTGCGGAGAAGGCCGGCGTGACCCTCGACGACCTGCCCGTGGTGTTCGAGCGGGCACGTGAGCGCGACGACTTTGTGCGCATGGTGAGCGAGACCGGCGCCACGCCCGAGCAGTTCGGCAAGCTGCTGGACTACCAGACCACCATCACCGCGGCGAACAAGGGCGACCTGGCCGCGGCCGAGGCAGCGTTCACCATGCTGCTGCCCGAGGTCCAGACGCTCGCGAAGCTGCTGGGCAAGGACATCGCCGGCATCGCTGACCCGCTGGCCGATCATCCGGACCTGCTAGATGATGTCGAGTCTGGCGAGATGAGGCGCGAGCGTGCGCTGGAGCTTGCGCGGTCCCGCACGCAGGGCTTGCTGCAAAAGACCACGCGCGACGAGACGACCAAGATCGAGCAGGCCACGCAGGAGAAGGCCGAGGCCGTCGACTGGCTCAACCGGTTCGACGCGCACATGGCCGGTGCCGACACGACCTATGCGGCCAAGCGGCCGGCATTGCTGGCGTTCGTGGAGACGATCGGGTCGACGCTGCCGCCTGCGAAGTGGCCCGAGGCGGTCAAGGCGTACTACGCGCGCATCCCGGCGCCGGTTGCTGCACCAGCACCGAAGCCGCGCCCTGGCCCGGTACGCACGCACATCCCGCCGGCTCGGATGGAGCCTGCCGTGTACGACGATCCGATGGCCGCGCTCGACGCAGGTATTGCCGCGGCGTCCGGTCGCTGACTCATAACTCGGTAGCTCAATGGCAGAGCGGCGGTCTCCAAAACCGTAGGATGGGGGTTCAAGTCCCTCCCGAGTTGCCACCTTTGCCCCGCTTCGGCGGGGCTTTTCTTTGGCGTCGTTGACACGCTTTTTCGCAGTGGCAACGTGCGTCGTGAGGCCACACGCCTCGCCACGCTGCAGTAAGCCGGGGTCGCGCCCGGTAGCGCCGTATTGAGGCTTCGCGCTCCTCGACGTGGATGGACAACACCCCAT